ATAACCTACTCCCCAAGGAAGTCATCGACTCCCGACGGGCGCAATGCCCAACTCAGCCAGCAACTAAGCTGACCGAGCCCACCTGAGCTTCATGCTGACGGCATCAGGACGTCCAGATCTGGACAGATGATCCCTGTCGGCGAATGGCTCATCGCCGCGCTTAAGGAACCACTTGAGCAGGGCACCCTCACCAGTAACGTAAGACGTCCTTGGCAAGGATCTCACTACATAGCCCTTCACTTGGGGCTGATGAGTGTCATGGCTCACTCTTTCGACTTCATAGCCGAGGAATGAGACACGTCCCAACACAGGTGATTCTGGAGAGACATATGGGTACCGACCGCCTAGAAGGCGCTCGATCCACGAGTCCATCCAGAACGCAGCCTTCCACAGGCCAGACTCGTACAGCCTGTTCCTGAGGGAGACAGCGGATACCACCCCGTCCACATCCGACCGTGAGGCCGGAAACTCGTGACGGCAACGGACGATGGATACGTCGTGGCCATCGTAGAACTCCCGACCGCAAGACTCTCGGAATTTTCCTATTCCGAAAGACTTGTCAGTGTTAACCTTGAGCCCAAAAGCTTCAAGGGTGCTGATCACGGTCTGCATGCTGTCTGTGGGGATGATCAAATCATCTCCATAGACACGCACTCTTCCAGCGAGAGATTTGATCTCTCGTTTGGAAAGACGGCGATTGTGCTGCTCTTCTATCCCCATGAGGATTATGGTCAGGAAGACCATGGCCTCAAAAGGAAAGCAGAGAGCAGAGCCCATACTCGCGTACTTGGCGAGGCGCAAAACGCCATAACCAGGTACATCAGCCTTCCGTGATCTTGTTGCGTCAACCGCTTCCGCCAGATGGGGGAAGTGGTGCAACAAGGCACGTACATGCTGGTTCGAGACACGATCGGAGGCTTCCGATAGGTCAATGGTCGCAAGACCACCGTCCCTTGAGGAAGACTGGGCAAGGAGTTGATTAGGCTCCTGCTCCGTAAAGCCGATCAATCGTCCAACTAGTGGATCAGCCTCCAAGGAGGTCA